GCTCTGGCTCTGGCAGTGGTTCCGGTAGCGGTCAGTAATCTGTAATTCGTATTCGATATGTATCAGAGAGCGAAAAGTGAAAATTGCCCTGTTTCGCTGGATGAGTTGAAGCAGTGGAACTACATCGAAAGCAATCTTTTCGATGAGAAGCTGAAAACTTGCCTGTATGCTGCCATAGCATCCGCTGAGTCTCACGCAAATATCATCATCTGGCCAAGCACCTTTACGCTTGCTCTCGATCATATCGAGCACGAGATACCTGTATTCGCCTGCCCCGTTTCCTCAATCTCCATCATCGTTGATGGCTCTCCTCTCGCGGCCTCCCTCTACCAGTTTGACGGAAATGTCATTCTGGTGGATGGGAGTGTCCAGGGGAGCAATATGACCGTTACTCTCGAAGCCGGCATAGACCCGATGGACGATGACATCAGGTCCGCAATCCTACTGATTTCATCTGAGCTATTCCGAAATCCTACCGATAGCGTGAAGCAGCTTCCCACGGCATCACAGCTTTTGCTGCAACCTTTCAGAAGGGCAAACATCTGATGAACGTAGAATACATCAATCCCGGAGACCTTGATCGTCGGATATCCATCATCCAGATCACGACCACTCGTGGAACGAAAGGCCAGGAGATCGTGACCAGGACGAAGATTGCCGAGCGATGGGCGTCCGTAGATATTGATGCGAACGACGAGGACGTTGAGGATGGAAACATCCGCTCCGTTCAGTGGCTCGACATAACGATGTATCAGTTCCCTCAGATGAAGGTGACGGATGAGATTGATTATAACGGGAGGCGATTTAATGTGACTTCCATCAATGAGGTCCGAATGACACCGTTTATCAAAGTCAGAGCCAGGGAGGTGCTGAATCCTCAGCCTGTTCCCGATCCGGGAAGTGGCTCCTGTTCTGGCAGTGGAAGCGGATCCGGCTCCGGCTCCGGTAGCGGATCCGGAAATGGAGGAGATGAATAATGATCAGTGAGCGCATAGTTGCAGCGGTGAACGGGATTGTCCCGATCTATGCGGATGACGCGGAAACGCACAATACTCCGTATGCGACCTATTCGATAGGCGAAGAGACGTTGTACGATAAGGACGGACCGAGCGCCATACGTGCTGATGTTGACATCCTGATCGTCGCATCCACGTTCGATGCCGCCGATGGCCTGGCTGACGATATAGTTGGTTCCATCGGCCTGCTCCGATCGGAGATGCTTGTGAAGCTAATGAGCCGTCAGCGATATGAATCACCTGAAGCGAAGCTCTATGCCGTTCAACTATCTTATCAGATAACCGAGGAAATCGAGAACTCCGAAGATGTCGAAGATTGAAGGGACATACGAGCTAACGCAATTCCTTCGGAGGTATCCGCTGGAATGTAATAAGATCATCAAGCGTGCTCTCACGTCTTCGATGCGTCCTGTTACAGCAGCTATCCGGAGGGGCGTCCCAGAAGGTAGAGAGCGATGGAAAAAGCTTGTTAAGGCTAGGGCCGCACAATCCCGTACGACGGGGCGTCTCTATGTAACTGCCGGCTTCCGTGATAATTTCAAGAGAGAAGTCGAGAAGGTTGCAAAAAAGACTGGCCGCACTTATGGCATTCGCGAGTGGACCAAAGCTTATTTTATGAACTACGGAACTCTGACGCGTCGAAATCCCAACCATAGATTTGAGTACCCTCCGCGTGGAAGGCATTCAAAGAATAAGCAGGGCCAGCCGGCCGTCGGTTTTTACGAAAAGAGTGTCGAAGGTCTCGAAACGAAGGTGCGTGAAACATTCGTCAGGACCATTGACCGTCAGCATGAAAAGTTACTAAACTCAAAAATCAAATAAAATGGGAAAACAGTTAGGTTACAACTTTATGTTCACTTGGGGTGGCAAGAAAATCGCTGGCGTGACTGACGATCAGCTCCAGATCACTCCGAATGTCAAAGAATCGATTACCAAGGATGACCAGGGCGCATCGCAGTCCGAAATCATCGGTCAGGGTATCGAAATTTCCGTTAACGGGCTCTGCTACAAGAACGCTCAGAATGAGACCACGAAACTCGACGAGGATGATCTTATTGAGCTGAATCTCAAGAAGGGCGATTCGGCAAAGATCAATTTCGTCTATACTCGTGGCAACGGCAGGGTCTATACCGGCCAGGCCATCCCCAACGGCTACTCCGAGAGCTCAAATTCCGAGGATTACGCAAGCTTCAGCCAAAATTTCAAGGTAATTGGAAATATGGTTCCGCAGGGCTCAGGCAGCGGCTCCGGTGACGGTCAGTAATCTGCTCATGAAAGTACACTACGTTAACATCGGCAGAAAGCAGTATCGCGTCGAATTCAACTGGAACGCCTTAATGGCGTTCCTGGTTGAATCCGGCCAGGATACGATGGAGGGGCTTGCCAGTCTGACGAGCCTTAAACCATCTGACATCATACCGCTTGCATATGCCGCCATCAAAGAGGGAGAGCGCATCGAGGGGCGCGAGCTGAGCCTGACAAAAGAAGGGCTCGGTGAGTGTCTTGATGCCGGGATCATCCGCGAAATCATCAGCATATTCGCTGAGCAGAATAGCAGCGGAAAGGAAAAGGGAGACTCCGACACCGGCGATGCCGATAAAGCAAAAAAAAAGTCGATTTTCCAACGATCCGCGAGATCAGGGGAATAGGACTTGGCGAACTCCTGCTAACGCCTGAGCAGTTTGGCCTATATCGACCAGGTGACTTCTGGCTTGCGGTGGAGTATCGCAGAAAAGAGCAGCGAAGGAGAGATGAACTAACGATGGAGCTGACGCGTATCGCGGTTGCGAGGGTTGTTGGACCATTCCTGTCGAAGAAAATAACTGATATCCGGAGATGGTGGCCTCTGCCGTTCGATCCACCTACCGAAATCAATCTCGAAGATATCAGTGATGAGGAGCGGCAGCGCGAAATCGATGAACTTGGCCGGCTGGCCGACAAATATTTGTAGCAATGGCAAAGGGATTCAATCTGAAGGCGATTTTCTCCGCCGATACAAAAGATATTGAAAGAGGCTCTACCATAGCAACGGAGAGCGTCAAGAAATTTGAGAAGGAGTCGAATAAGGCGCTTGACTCCTTCGCTGGCCATATGCAGGTTGCCGGCGCAAAAGCCAACGTCTTCAGCAACAATATCACGAAGATGGCTGGTAGGTTTGCCGGCGCGCTCCTTTCAGTGCAGGCCATATCTTCGGCTGTCAGAAAGTTGAATGGCTTTGAGGAGGCAAACTCAAAGCTCGCTGCCGTTCTCGGAACGACAACGAAAGGCGTAGAGAGTCTTTCTAAGGCCGCGATGGATCTCGGCAAACGAACGCAATATACCGCATCCGAGGTGACGGAACTTCAGACGGAGCTCGCAAAGCTCGGCTTTACTGAGTCTGAAATCAAGGCAACGCAGGAGCCCGTGTTGAAGTTCGCCGCCGCCGTCGGGACGGATCTTGCCAGTGCCGCCGCTCGTGCGGGTGCAACGATGCGCGGATTCGGCCTGAATGCCAAAGAAACCGGGGATATGCTGTCCGTAATGGCCGTATCGACATCCCGGTCCGCCCTGTCATTTGGATATCTTGATGAAACGCTCGGCAAGCTCGTTCCTGTTACTCGTGCCTTCGGTCTCGATACGAGATCCACCATTGCCCTGCTTGGAACACTCGCGAATGCCGGAATTGATGCGTCAAGCGCCCAGACGGCCCTTCGCAGAATTATGCTTGAGCTATCCAATAGCAGCAGCAAGCTCAATACTGCGCTCGGTAAGCAGCCAAAGACGATGGAAGACATCATCGCGGCGCTCAAGAAGCTCAAGGAGGGTAATATGGGCCTTGAGCAGTCGTTCGACTTTGTTGGCCAGAAGGCGGCATCCGTATTCCTGGCGCTCGTGAACGGAGCAGATGACTGCGATCAGCTGTATGGTGAGCTTGAAGATGTGGATGGCAAGCTCGATGAGATGTATAAAACTATGACCGATAACGTAACTGGAGCCGTGAAAGAGCTCCAGTCTGCGTGGGAGGGTTTTATACTGAAGCTCCAGAACTCGAAAGGGATCCTCAGAGATATGATACAGCTGGCCACCGACGTAGTGAATCTTATTTCCGGCGAAGGCGGTTTCAAAAAGCAGCGTCAAAAACGAGAGGCGGAGGCATATGCGAATCGCAGGATGACCGGCGAGGGAGATATTTCCTACAAAGGTTTTGGAGGGATGAGGGATCGCGAGATCGACGCGTATCTCGTAAAGCTTGAAGAGGATCTTGATCACTTCAAAGAGAATCATATCTGGAATAAGGTTCGCGATCTGGAGGATGAATTGGCCATCGCACGTCTCGCTGCGCCCATAGCGAAAGAGAGAAATAAACAGGCGAGGAATCCGCAACTCTATGGCGGGAACTCAACGGTCGTGGAGGATGAAGACGATTCCGGAGAAGACGATAAAAATAAAAAGAAGGCCGACGGTCTCCGTCAGCTGACGGCCGCCGCCAGAGAGTATGCCGCAGCTCAGAAGGAGGTGATGGATGCCGACGCCGAGATGGATGCGCTCGCGGCTCAGATGCTTTCCAAATTCGATGAGGAGCATCCGGTTATCGATAAGACCACATCAAGTCTCGTCGGACTTTCCAATCAGGTTGCGTACCTTGTTGGTATTAATCAGGATTATAACGGTGTCCTCGGAGACATATCGCAATCATTGAGCGATGTTAATGCTGAATCTATCAAGCTTGCGGTCGCCCTGGAAGACGAGGTGACATCCGCCGTTGAACAGATCCAGGAGGAGTGGGCTGAAAATTTTGATAAAATGCAGCGCCGAACACAAGAATTTGCCGACGGCATCAGATCGCTACTCGGCGGTGCGCTGACAAGCACATTTTCGGATCTTGGTACATTCATTGGCGATTCGCTTACAGGCGGAGAGAATGCAATGCAGGACTTCTCTACCGCAATGCTCTCTACCTTTGGCGATATGTGCATCAAGCTCGGAGAATTGATCATAACGGCGTCTGGCGCCCTCGAGGCAATTCAGGCTGCGCTTGAATTTAGTGAGAACCCCTGGATCGCCGCTGCAGCCGGCGCTGCCCTGATCGCAGTTGGCGCAGCAGTAAAAGCTGGCGCCGCGAATATCGCTCGTGGCGGCGGATATTCGTCATCGTCGGTCTCGTCCTCGTATGGCACGTCCGGCAGAACCAGCGATTATGCGTCGCGTGAATTCACGGTCAATGTGACCGGCACGCTTGTGGCTAAGGGCTCGC